TCGTGCCCTTGTATGCGTCGTGATCTTCTTTCCACTTAAACATTTCTTTGGACAGCCTTTGGAAGTCCTGATTGTTTCGGTGGACAATAAAAGCATTATCAATGCGGTTTGTCAAATTGCCAGTGCCAGCCACGTCATCGAGCCGAAGCAGGCCGAAAGCCTTACGCGGGTGCGCCACAAATATGATGTGCGTGTTTGTTTTCTTTGCTAGTTGCATGAGCAGCTCTACAAATTCACCTTGCGCCGCATATTTGTCGCGCTCATTCAGATTGTGAATATCCATTGCCATGAGGTTGTCCAGAATCACGAGGTCGGTTTTCTGTTCCTCGATTTTTCTCACAAGCAAGCTGTAAATCTTGTTAAAGTTGTTCCCGTGAAAGTTGTTCCACAGCCAGAAATGATTTCCGAGCCATCCCGCAATCTTTTCCTCGATGCCGCTGTCCGGATAGTAAAACCCGCTTTTCACCTTAGACTCATGCACATGGTTCTTACCGGCCGCTTGCAGATTCATCCATTTCATGAAATCCTCGCCGCTAAGTTCTCCGGAATAGCAAAGGACGTTGTTGCCGTCTTGCACAGCCGTCAGTGCGATCGTCGTCAACAGGGTGCTCTTTGAACCTCCGCGCAATCCCGTCATCAGTGTGACGTATTTCTTTTTGAGTCCGCCAAGTCTGTTATCAATCCCCTCGAGGCCGCTACGGATGTACTCATCGCTGTCCTTTGGGCGCTTCAAAATATCCATAGCCGTCAAGAAATACGGTTCATCGGCCGTTTCAATCTCTGGCTCATCATAGTCAATCTTTATGTCGCGGTTATGCTTCTTGTGCTCTTGCCATCCCGCGTCTATGCGCTCATCATCTTCGGTGTGGTCATAGGCGTGAGGCTCGTACAGCATCCGCACATCTCTCCATGTTCTGTGCTGGCAGGAATTATGCAAGCACTTGAACCCGATCGCGCCCGACGTGCCGACAGTAATCATTGAGTCAGGCGCTTTGTGGTCGCTGTTGAACGGGCAACGGTCAAGGATGAACTTTGTATAATCGCCGTCTGCTTTTTCGGTGTAGTCCAGGCGATATTTGTTCATCCATTCCCTAATATCAAACTTGGCCGGCGCGTAATTGTTGTACGCCTGCGGCTTTTCAGTCTGCGGAAGCTGTGCCGCCAACTTCTCGATGTACGCCTTTGACGTCTTGTTAATAACATCGGGCACTTTAATGATGTATGACATTCTGTGCGGCCGTTCCGGTGTGCCAGAGCCTTTCTGCGCTAATGTTCCGTACAGCTTGCAAATCCGCGCGGGGTTGAAATTGGCCGTATCGACTTTTACATCATCATCCGAGAACATCAGCGACAGGGCCTGCAAGCATTTCTGAATTAGTGCCTCATTATCTGAGTTGTTGACCAATGCGATGCGGTATAATAGGTGGATGCCGTTTCCGGACATTGCTACAACTGGGTCTTCAAAACCGATGCCCTTGAGATAGGCCAGAATCCTTTTCGCCATGCTTTTGGCCTTGTTTATCTGTTCGTCGCTCGATGATATGTCGGCCGCCCTGACGGGGTCGAGGTCAACAAATAACCAGTTATAACCAATGATTACATCGTCGTTAGTTGTGACCTCTGGGATTGTCATGCGGTCTTTCTGCGACCTTGCATAACACTCGTCTTTGATTTCGTTCAGAGACATATACACATTGAATCCACGCAAATCTATGTTGTTACTCATCAGAGCATTGACGGCCGTGTCAACATCGCGGAAGTATCCGCTTAATGTCCTTTTCGGGTTTTTCTTCAACGCCCTGATTTCAAACAATCCGTTTTGCACAATGCTTAACGCCTTGCGTAATTCGGTTTCATTAATTAGTTCATTCCTCAAATTCATCACCCCTAGAATTAACAAGCGGCGGCGCCGCCTTATTCTTATTCATTCTTGTATTTAATTCTTGTATAGTTCTTGTTTGTCTATCGTCTGCTCCCTCGTCTGTTCTACCGTCGGCACTATCATCCGTGTCACGCTTAGTGACTCGCCCACCCTGAAAAAAGCTGTAATTTACTAGGGTTACAAGTGACCCGTTAGGTGTCACGGTTACGTGTGCCATGTCCAACTCATCTAGTAGTGCAAAGTACCGTCGCACCTTTTCATAACTCCAGTGCCATCGCTCTGCTAATACGCGGTAACTTGTCCAATGTTGCCCCTCGCCTATGACTTTCTTTTTGCCGTTGACGATAATGACGCGTTCCTCATGGTTTACAAGCAATAGCAAGTCAATCCACGCATCGCGCCGGCTGAATGGCTCATTGCTTTGCCATATCGGGTTGTGTTGTAGCTGACGATATAACTTAATCCATCCACTGTTGTTTTTCTTCTTAGCCATCTAGCAGCTCCATGATTTTCTGCCCTGTTTCGCGCTTGGTGCAAAACTCAAATTTGACGTTGTACCTGTCGCGGATCGTGCAGAGCGATCTATACAGACTCTTTCCGGTCGTAGCCTTTGGAGATTTCGACAGCCTCGGATTGTCCCAAAAATAAACATCTTCCAACGATTGAATATCATCGCCGTGCTCAATCAAGATAATGAGCTGTATCTCTGCTTCCTGTGCCCTGAGTAATTCCCGCTGGAAGCGTTCATGTTGTTGGGTGACGTTCCCGCAAATCTCTTGCAAATCTTTTTTGCGGTCGATTACCAACCGCGGGTTATCCAACGACTGGTAATCGCCAACATATAATTTTGAAACAATCGTTTTGCATCCCAGAGCCGTCAATTGGCGTTGAATCCGTGCCAACTCCCATTTGTGTTCTCTGGAGTCAATCTGTATTGTCATCAGAACGGGATTTCTTCGTCCATTCCGTCAGGAATCGACAGGAAGCCGTCGATCTGGCCCGTGCTTGCTGTGGGAGCATTTACCACCGTGTTGCTGTTGGGGAGTAACTTGGCCTGCGGAATTGCCGCGCTGTCGGCCTTGTCATCCGCGCAGAACCATCTCAGTTCACAACGCTTTGTGACCTTGCCGTTGTACTCATTCTCCACGAGGCCAAACACGCCGCCGATGCGCTTCCCCTTAAACTGTGTCGCGAACGCATCGCCCCAACGGGTGACAAATCCGTTGTTGGACTTCTCTACGCATGTAATGAAGCTCTTGAACGATCTGGACGTGTTGCCGTCGGAGTCAGTAACAACGATGTACTGACGGCCGGCACGAGGCCACTTCTTGTCAGGGCGAATGTCATCCGCAAAGAGCTTCGAGATGTAATTCGGCTGACTGTCACCCGCAGCCATATCGAACGCCACGATGATCATGTCCTTGCCAGTCTTGGTCTGGCTTTCCTCGACCTTTTTGATAATAAGGTGATGCCCGCCGGCGGTAATGGGTGTGAAATCGCCTGTTGATACGTTGTCGTAGTTGTTAGGTTTCTGCATGATTAGTTACTTCCTTTCTTGATGTAATCAGCGGGATTGATATGTAACGCCGTGTATTCCTTGTAGCCGATTGGTGGCATTTTGATTTCTGACAGCGGCACGGGTTCGGGAATCGGGCCGGTGTACTGGTAATTAGGGTTATGCCATACCAGTTCTTTAGACTGTCTCTGGCCGTCCGCGTGGATGAAATCCATTGAAACAACGACCGCCAATTCGTCGGGCTGTGTCAGCCAGTAATCTTCCAGAATCTCAATGATTCGTTTGTAGTGGGCTGAATTTGCCCACAGCATTTTATTCGCCATGTTCGCCTCCTAACCCGTAATAATCCCTGATCGCGGTGTCTACGGCCTTTAAGTCGTTCGGGATTTCCAACTCAAACATATCCTCTGGACTCTTCGCGGTGCTCTGGCCGTTGCTCTGGGTGTAGAATTTGTGGTCGGAGCAATAGATAACAATGTCGAAACAGCCCTCCACGCATAACTTCTCGTCGAGCATCTTGCCGATCGTCTTGACCTTTTCGCGGCCGTCCGCGTCAGGCTCGGTGTGATGCAAGAAGTAAACGATCTTGTCATCTTCCGGAAGCTCATTAATGAAATGAATCAGATTGCGGAAGTTCGCGGCCATGTTGGTGAATTTGTCATAGCCCTTTTCATTGGCGCGGTCAAAAAGCTCGTTGGCCATGAGGTACTGACTGTCATCAATAACAATTGCCTTGGTCTTTGACTTCTGGATCACGCCCATAAGCCACGCATATTTGGCCGTGTTTGCCTGTGCCATGCTTGTGACGTTCTCGCTCTTTTCATATGCGGGGATTCTGACAACCTTGAGTTGTGATCGGAACGGCAGCCGCCCCTTTTCTACTGAAATAACGCCTACTTCATTCGGCGCGAAGTTCTTGAGGGAGTAGGTCTTGCCCGCTCCGCTTCTGCCCATGACTAATACCGGAATAGCCATCTTTATCTCCTTTCATTCTTTGGTAAAATCTCTTTGTTGTACGCCGCCGCGGGGTTGTTCGGGTAAACCTTTCCGCCCGTCTCCAGTCTGCGGGGCTTCTTAAATGCACAGTGGGTGGAATTGAGTTCGCACGTCAGAATGGTGCAGTAACCTAATGACCGCGCGAAGCATTGCCCTGTCGGGCTTTTGCATTTGGGTGCGTTGCTCATAACGTGCCTCCCATCTCGGCAAGGTATTGCCAGTCAGACTCTCCACAGCAATCCTCGCAGAGAATGAGGTGCTGATTGCGGAACCTCGCCTCGAAGATAGACTCGCACGGCGGGATACGCTTGCCGCAGTTAGAGCACACGGGGCAACGCTGTTCCACCTCATAGTCCGCCTGGTCCTGTGAGGCGAAGTCGGCGAGTGGGTCAGCAGAACGGTAAGTCATCGGCTGTTACCTCCTCTCCGTCGGTAATAGGCTTGGATTCGTCAACGTCCGCCGTCTCTTCGAGTACC